GATGATCCAGACAATGCACCTAGTGATGGTCCAAATATGATTAAGTTAGACGATTTCGAAAAAGTGATCGAAAAGATTGTTGCGATAAAGGAAGCATTATGAAACAAGGTAAGGTGTGGGGTGAAACGAAGCTGGTTGCATTGGTACCAGGTGTTCTTGAGTTTCACCGAATTGAAGCAAAGAAAGGCGGTGTGTGCAGCAAGCATGCTCACCAAAGCAAGACCAATGGATTCTACGTAGAAAGCGGAAAGCTGCTTATCAGAGAATGGCAAACGAGATATGATCTTGTTGATGAGACTATTCTTAATGCTGGCGACTATTGTATAGTGCCACCAGGCGTATACCATCAGTTCGAAGTACTAGAAGACTGTGTTGCATTTGAGCTGTATTATGCTGAGCTTATCGGTGATGATATTGTAAGAGAAACGGTAGGGTTTAACAAATGATCACAATTTATACAAGGGCTGGGTGTCGCTATTGTGATCTATCAAAGTCGCTATTGGATCTACATCGCGTACCATACAACGAGCTTTCGCTTGATACTGACATTACAGTGGAGCAGTTGAAGTCACTAGTGCCAGGCGCGCGCAGCGTTCCACAGATTATGGACGATGGTTTGCATATTGGTGGCTATAAAGAACTCGCAAGATACCTAGAGCAAAATGGACAATAGGTGGTATTATATTAAACACGGTTTCCCTGTTGATCTATGCGACTATATCGTAGACAATGCTACTGACCTACAAGATGCACAGATAGGTAACGATGGATATGGCCGTGTCGATAAACATTCCCGTAATGCTCGAACCTGTTTTCTTGATCGCGGTGGTATGTTCGAACGAGTATACCACACCCTTTATGATTTAATGAATGAAAGCAATCGTAATATGTTCAAGACGTTTATCTATAACATTAACGACATACAGTTTACCAAGTATGAAAAAGATGGCATTCATGATTGGCACAAGGATCAATCGCGTACTGACGATAGCACCATACGAAAAATATCTGCTATTGTTCAGCTGAGCAATCCGTCAGATTACAAAGGAGGCGAACTACAGTTTAAAGATCAATCTAATTGTAGTGAGTTTATTAACAAAGGCGATGTGCTATTTTTTCCCTCTAACTATGTACATAGAGTGAGCAAGGTTACAGAAGGTATACGGTATAGTTTAGTTGGATGGTTTACTGGTCCACAATTTTTACGAGGATAATATGAGTACAAAATTAAAGTTTGTTAACAATGAACCAGAATCACAGATGGTATCTGAAGGAGACGAATTTTCATTTGGAGTTACTACCGATGAACTGTCTCAAAATGCCATGGGTGGCACTGAGATGATGAAGCACGGTGTATATGATCGCCTTGATCCTAACTTACGTGACAAAGTACAAATTATTTGTAGTCGAGTGCGAGAGGTCGATAGCGACCGACCAACAATTCTTTGGTTGCATGATATGTTTAATGATCCAGAATCCAATCATCTTGCAGATCCTAAACAAAGAGAAAGATTTGCAAAGCTGGTTTTTGTTAGCAACTTTCAGAAGACACAATATGAGCTAGCATATGGATTGAAGCCAAGTGAAGGGCTGATCTTGCGCAACTGTATTGAACCAATTGAGTATCATCAAAAACCAGATCCGCAGCAAGGAATTAATTTAATTTACCACACTACTCCCCACCGCGGTCTTGATATCTTAGTTCCTGTATTTGAAGAGTTGTGCAATCACTATGACAACCTGACGCTGGATGTATATTCTAGCTTTAACATCTATGGGTGGGGTGAGCGCGATGCCGACTATGAACATTTGTTTGAAAGGTGTCGCGAGCATCCAAACATCAACTACCACGGATATCAACCCAATGAAGTGGTGCGTGAAGCGTTAAAGAAAGCTCATATTTTTGCTTTCCCTTCAATCTGGCCAGAAACATCATGCATCGCTGCCATGGAAGCTATGAGTGCTGGGTGTTGCATCGTACATCCTGACTTCGCAGCGCTACCAGAAACCTTGGCTGGTTTTGGGTTGTCATACTCAATGCACGAAGACCCAAATGTACATGCTAACATTTTTATACAAGTACTTGCTGCGGCCATTCAAAAAGTTGGAACAGCTGCAATGGACAACCGTATGGAATTCCAAAAAACTTATGCTGATGCGTTCTATGGATGGGATACGCGGATTCAACAATGGAATAGCTTGTTAATGTCCATATCTCAGGATGACACATAAATATGTTAATGGGCAATATAATTAATTTTCCTAGTAACCTTGATGGTCCAGTAAAACAGGACCACCCTGACTTCTATGAACAAGAGGTTCAAAAAGCATTTATTGAGGATTTCATAGAGAAGTTTGGCCACGGGTTAGCGGGCGAGCTTAACCGCAATGGTTTCGACGTCGATGATGATGAGTTTATTTTAAGATATATGTACGCCCTTGAAGTTTTAAAATCAGTGCTATATCATAATAAGAAAATCGATCACGTACTGAGCAAGATGTTACTCAAACAATCTAAAAAATATTTTGAAGCGATGGAAAACAATGAATAAATCAATTTATGAAACTTTATTATCCGTAGCAAAGAAGGACGGTAACAGAGCTAGGTCAGACGAGCTGGCTAAGTATCAAAATGATTTTCCTATTAAGGTGATCCTTGATCTCATGTACAATCCTAATATTAAGTTTTTGCTTCCAGAAACCGATCCCCCATACACTCCAGTCGATAAAGCATTCGATGTCCAAAACGTACTCAAGCGAGACGTTCGTAAGTTAAAATACTTTTTAAACTTACCGGATGGCGAACAGCTCCGTCCGTTTAAGCGCGAGCAGCTGTTTATTGAAATGTTAGAATCGATCGATTCTAATGATGCTAAGTTACTTCTTGCTGTAAAGAACAAGAAGATGCCGGCTGAGCTCAAAGACATCACTGAGAGTGTAGTACGCAAGGCGTTCCCGGGGATTGAAGAGAAATGGAATCAGTAGCATTTATTATTGGTAACGGTTCAAGCCGTGACAAGTTTGATCTAAACAAGCTGAAGGGTAACGGAACAATATACGGTTGCAACGCACTATACCGTGATTTTGACTGTGACTATCTTGTAGCAATCGATCCCCCTATCATTGAGGAGATTGAAGCTAGTAACTTTCCTAAAGATAGATTTATTGTTCCTCCTTTAGAAGAACAGTTCGAAGACCCTCAATACAACCCATACTCCAGATTCAGATCGAATGCTGGGGTTAACGCTATGCTTGAAGCTATCAAGGCAAAGCATAATGTATTGTATTGCTTGGGCTTTGACTTTATGTTAAAGTCTCCGAAGATGGCACTAGGAAATTTATATGATGGTACCAATGCTTACGGAATTGAAACGCGTTCGCGCTATGTTGATAATCTAAATAGAGTAAAGTACATGCAGTTTATAGCTCGCAAGTACAGCAAGGTAAAGTTTAAGTTTGTCGTTCCTAAGTTCGGCAACAAAGATGAGTACCACAATTTAAATGCAAAAAATGTGTTTGGTGTGTTCTACGATTCATTTGAGCAGTCTCTTAACCAGCAAGTGGCGGAGGCTGTAGTAGGATAGTGCCGACTTATACTTTCAAAGATACTTCTACAAATGAAACCTTCGAGGAGATCATGTCCTACGAAGATAAGGTTTCGTTCCTCAAAGATAACCCTCGGTTTACCAGTGTGCTCGATGGCATCAACATCGTGGCAGGGGTAGGCTTGGATTCAAGAATTAAAAATGATGAAGGATGGAATGAGAATCTTCAACGGATAGGTGAAGCTCATCCTTCTAGTGACTTAGCTAGTCGTTATGTTAAAAAGACAGCGAAGGAAGCAAAAACTGAAAACGCTGTAGCGAAATGGAGGCAAACCCGTCAACTAACGCAATAGAGGTAACAAATGTCTAATCTCGGTTTAGCTTATCAAGACTACGATTATTATGAAGATCTGTTTGACAAGCCAAAAAAACTAAAACGAAAAAAGGAACCGATACAGAAATTTCAATTGCAGCTAAGGGATGTCGCGCCCAAGACTTCTAATCAACAATTAGCTTACCAGCTATTCGAACAGAATCGAAATCTGGTACTTCACGGAATGGCTGGTACCGGTAAGACATTTATCACACTTTACCTCGCGTTACAAAGACTGTTCACAAACAGTTATCAGAATAGGGTAGTAATCGTTAGATCCATTGTGCCTACCAGAGAGATGGGTTTTCTTCCTGGTAGCGAAAAGGATAAGATGAAAACCTATGAAGCACCTTATCACTCAATGTGTATTGATTTATTTGGTAGAGGGGATGCGTATGAAATTCTTAAAACCAAAAACCAAGTTGAGTTTATCAGTACATCCTTTCTCAGAGGAACAACGCTAGACGACAGCATTATTATCGTCGACGAAGCTCAAAACTTGACCTTTCATGAATTAGATAGTATAATCACCAGAGTTGGTATTAATAGTCAGATAGTATTTTGTGGTGACAGTAGTCAAACTGACTTGGACAGACCTTGGGACAAATCTGGTTTAGATATGTTCATGGATGTCCTCAAGCATGTTGAATCGTTTGATCACATAGACTTTGGTTATGATGACATTGTGAGATCTGGATTGGTACGAGACTACATTATAGCTAAAGATGGATATTTGAATGACAAACTTCACACACGTACTGACTCCGGATATCACTGAGCTCAATACTCAAACAGTAGACGGACAGCGATTATACGAAACACCGGATGGTAAACTTTATCCGTCCGTCACTACTGTTCTCAAAGACTTATCAGCAGAAGGGATAGCAGCGTGGCGTGCTAGGGTTGGGAACGATGTTGCTAATCGAATCTCTGCTCAAGCATCTGCTAGAGGCACTGCCGTACACAAGTTATGTGAGGACTACATTAACAATGACCCCGACTATCTCGATGGGCATATGCCTGCTAACGTCGCGACGTTCAATACTCTCAAAGGATTACTCGATAAGCACCTCGACAACGTAGTGATGCAAGAGGTACCACTGTACTCGCACTATTTAGAAGTTGGCGGCCGCGTTGACTGTATCGGCGAGTGGGATGGTAAACTATCTGTAATTGACTTCAAAACTTCTAAACGTCGCAAACGTAAAGATCATATTGGTGGATACTTCATGCAAGCATCTGCATACTGCGTTATGTATGAAGAGCTGACGAAAGTTCCTATTACACAAACTGTCATTCTAATGTCTGTCGATAATGACCATCCACTGATCTATAAGGGTCACAGAGACGAATATATCGATCAGTTCATGAAACAACGCGCAAGTTACCGCGACAAATACGGGCGTTGACTTAATCAGCAAATTCTAAGATAGTATCCGTCATATAGGTACGGGTTGTTTGCTATGGCTAATCATGTGTCAAGTTACTGTAGGGTGAAGGCTAACAAAGCTGGTCTTACTCGCTTCAAGCAGATTATGAGTCGTCTTGATCTGGACGACGATCCTTATGAGAAGAGTTTGGGGTTTATCTTTTGGGACGCCATCGATGATTTTCATGGCGGTGATATGATTGATCGTGTTGGTGCTAAGTGGGCTTATGCAACAGACATTCAAGAAGATGCGTTTGGTGCATACTCTGCTTGGTCATACATTGAAGTTTTTTATGACTATCTGTCAAAGGAAATCGGTAAGGTTGATTCGAATGCAACCTTGATTGTAAACTACGAAGATGAGATGCCAAACTTCGTTGGTGTATCGGTTTTCGATTGTTATGGTCTTCAAGAAAACGTAGAGGTTGATAGCGACGAGCTCGATCAGTATATTCGAGACAACGATGCTGAGATTGCTGCTGAGTACGATGAAGACGAGAATGAGTATTCTGAGCTAGGTGAAGAGTACTTGAGTGAGTCTAAGTGGGATCACATCTCTACTTGGCAACATCAAACGTTGTTGGAGGTCGCCGGTGCCGATTATCTCTACTAGTACAAGTTACGACTATACGGGACGTAAGCGTAAGAAGTCAAAGCCTAAGGGTGAGGTGTACAAAAAGTATAGGGTCGATCGTAAGAACGCTCCCGCGTACATTCCGCCTTCAACCTTTCGTAGAGATGAGGGTGTGGTGTACAAGTCTGCTGACGATGGCTCATGCAATACTGCTAAAGCCAACACAAACGTATACACCGGTGAGCAGAAACTGCTTGGTATTAGTACTTTACACAAGTCCTGCCTGCAACCCGTGTTTGATAAACAGACTGCTATTGACAATGCCAAGATGAGGCGCAACTAATGTTTAATTATTCGAAGCACGTTGGTACTTTTATTGAGCATACCGAGAAGGCGTTGTTGCTTTTTATTGTAATAGGTACGGTATGGGCAGCTGGTTTCGACATTATTCATATGTTTGGCACTCAGGGCAAGATGGCTCTGGCCGATTTGTTTATGCTGTTTATTTACGCTGAGATTCTTGGGATGGTAGGTGCGTTCTATACCAGTCATAGAATTCCAGTAACGCTACCTCTGATTATTGCAATGACTGCATTGACTAGAATGATCCTACTTCAAACTAAGGGTGACGAGCCTCTCAACATTTTGTTTGAGAGCATGGGTATATTAGTATTGGCTATCAGCGCTCTTATCATGAGTTACAAAGATAAACTTAGTTTACATAAAAAGGAAAAGTATGGACTTACGAGAGAAGATTAATAATCGCCTCGACACCCTTCAAGCAATGATGGAGAACAACGAACACCTAGATAATCCATACGAGGCTATCGATCTGATACATCGTATTAGTCCCTTCTGGAGCATCTTGTCTGAGGAAGATAGAGACTATGTTCAGTGTGCTCAACACGCCATAGAAGATCAAACACCTTGGGGGAAACCATGACAAAAGAACGAATGAAGGATTTGTTAATTGTTGGTATGCTTCCATTCTTAGTAGTTGCATTTGTTACTACTGATTGGAGTTTTTTAAGTCCGTTGTCAGGGTTGGAACGTAAATGTGATATTGTCCACGTCAATGCACCAACGTATCGACATCGATGTGAGGTATTTGAGTCTCGGGATTGACCTCAAACTCGCCCTGGTCGGTACGCACCGTCACCTGAGCAAGTGGTGAAACTGCTCAACACACTTAACACAACACAAGGAGACTATTATGTCTAATAAAACACCATTCGAACTCAGGTTCGAAATTTTCCAAAAAGCATCTGAGATGCTAGAGTTTGAGTTCAACATGAAACGTGACGAACTCATGATGAGGTATGATTGGGAAACCACTGCTGGAAAGAATCCAGAAGTTCCTCAATTCCCAAAGTTCCCATCATTGTCTGAAATTTCAGAGTATGCTGCACGCATAAACGACTTCGTTTCTAACACGAAGTAATTTTGTCACCTGAGCAAGTGGTAAAACTGCTCTTTCCAAAAGTTCAAATCTTATAAGATTTGAACCGGAGGATATTATGCCTAGCAAAGAATATCATAGAGAGAAGTCCAAGAAGTGGTATCGGGACAACAAAGAAAAACAACGACTTTATAGTAAAGAAGCAAGACTAAAAAAGCGAAAGTGGTTTGATGATATAATGGACGAGAAGTCCTGTTCAAGCTGCGGCAATAATGATAACAGAGTACTAGAGTGGCATCACAGGGATCCTTCTACCAAATCTTTTGAAGTTGGAACTGCTTTTACTAAGGTTGGCAGAGCAAAGCTACTAGCAGAGATGGAAAAATGTATTGTTCTTTGTGCCAATTGTCACCGCATCCATCACTGGGAGAATGGATGGAAATAATATCCGGGGTTAGCTCAGTCTGGTAGAGCACCGCGTTTGGGGCGCGGGGGTCGCTAAGTTCGAATCTTGCACTCCGGACCACCTTATAAATAACATTATGAAAGCGATTTTATTATTTTGTTTTACCCTACTCCTCACCGCATGCGGCGGCGGGGGTGGATCATCGGATACTACCACCTCACCTTCTGTAATAACTCACCCATCACAGGGAACCGTGCTGGAAACCTCATGTGACGGTACAACACTTATCGAAACCATTGCTGATGGCAACGGTGGTTCGACACAAGAGACCACGGAAAATTCAGAGCAGTGTGGATACGAAGAACCACAATATGCACCAGCAGGAACACCAGAAGGCGATTCATATTGCGGTAGAGAGTTAGCGGATGATTCACTTGACAGATTCCAACATCTTTTTGATATAATAAATGACGTACGGCGTGATGATCGATTTCAAGATTACGCTGATGGTGAAGGTGGAACATACACTGAGCGCGTAGTTCAGTTAGACGAATCCTGTTTCGTACAAATGTCCGAGCCACCTCCTGATTGTCCAACCACAGAAACTGATACAGGTCATCCTTTATTTCCCTATATCAATTGTGATGGGGTTCGTCAAAGAACTTCTGTAAACTTTCCATATTCTTTAGATCATCCCGGATGGGCTGTAATAGACATCCTTGTAGTAATGGACACTAAACTTGGTGAGGAAGATTTGGATGGTATGACCCGAGAAGAATTTGTCAGGTATCAATTCTTTGTTGCAAATCGCATATATGATTTGTCGAGTATTAGAGTTAGGTTTCGTGTTGCCGACATAGTTGACGTTGATGTAGCAGCTGGTGATCTTTATCGTCAATATAGTGCTTTTTTCAATGCTCGCTATGAGTTTACAGATTTAGACGATTGGCAACGAGAAGCACAGGCAGATCTCGCATTCTTGTTCAAAAAGAAACCAGAAAGTCCAATAGCTTGTGGCGTTGCTAGCCTAGATGCAACTCGTGGTTTAGATAAGACACGAGGTATCTCGCAATGTTTCCATAACAGTGTTTTCCAACAAAATGCTACTACTCGTTATTATGAAAGAGCGCACGAAACATTTGCTCACGAGATAGGTCATTTGCTTGGAGCACAACATCATTTTAAAGATGCTAACCAACCAGGAATTTATGAGGATTCGTACGCCCACAATCTGTCGGGATACAATCCCCAAAGTAATAATCCCGACTATGGTGGCATCTATGATGGATACGGCACAATCATGTCGTATGCCGATCTTGCAACAGGTCGTTTCTCCGACATTGACGAAACATATCCCATTTCGGAAACTGGCCAGTCTGTGGATTTGGGTGATAACGGCGGCTGCTTTTGTTTAGATCCAATTGAAGATCAGCCACCTCCAACCGACAACGTTGAGACAATCAGAAGGACTAGTTATTTGATGAGCCAATTGCACGAGCGTGAACACAGTGTGCAATACTCTCCCTATAAAGTTTCTATTATGGACGACACAGTCGATATCTGTCTGTTTTAATATGCATGCAAATACTGATCGAATGGTTTTATCACCATTCTTACTTTCATCACTTATAAACATTGGCAGACACGAGTGCTTAAATAACACAGTAGATCAGCCAGGTGCTCCTCTTTTCCAATCTAAAGCTGATATCCATAAAAGATTTAGTAACTTACTAGCACTTAGAATTGTATTAGATCGTGCTTTAGATTTCTTTGCTGATCAAACTAACACCACTGGTCAAGTGCACAAATCTTGGTTTTACCTTAACGATTCTCAGTATACTCATTTACAACTTAAATGGCCAGCGGATTACTTGCATAAACACACAAATGATACTGTAGTTTTTTATATGTATAATGAGGATAATAAAGGAACATTTGTTGCCGAAAATGATCAACTAGTGGAGATAGGTGGTTTGACTAATACAATGACTTTTTTTCGAAAGGGTATAGTGCATACCCCTCCTCTTATTGAATCTGGGTATCGTTTAACCTTTATTGTAGATATTAAATCATTATGAATTTTTCAGAACTTAAGAACTTTATTCAAACCTATGACAACATTGTAGATGGTGATGTGTGTGATCAGTTAATAGATAAATTTGAATCTCATAGTAATAAAACAATTCGCAATCAATCACCTATGTTGTTTGATGAAGTAAACCTAGTGCGTGAAGAGTGGCCTATTGTACAGGAGTTGCAAGGATTAATTCAATCCTGCGCATCATCATATCGATATCAGTTGAATCTAGACTTCGCAATCCCAACAAAATTTGGTATCGAACAATTTAGAATGAAGAGGTATCATAGTAATCAAGGACATTTTGATACCCATGTAGATATTACCGACTACTCTAGCGCACGAAGATTTTTAGCCTTTCTCATATATTTAAATGAAGGTGAAGGTGGAGATACGGATTTCATAGATATGAGCGGTGAAATATTTCATACTGTCAAAAGAAAGCGCGGTACCGTGCTTGTGTTTCCTCCCATGTGGATGTTTAAACATAGAGGTAATAAACCAATTGACAGTACTAAATACATCATAAGTAGCTACTTCCATTATTTGTAAAGGAGTAAATTGTGGCCGGCAAAGGAAGTAAACCAAGACCCGTTGAAGTAGATCGTAAAACTTACGAATCTAATTGGGATCGTATTTTCAATAAGGATAAGAATAAAGATGTACGAGTACAGGTGCAAGATAGTAAAGGTGATCGACGGTGACACTGTCGATGTAGACATTGATCTAGGATTTGGAATTTGGGTTCAAGGAGAACGTGTACGCGTTCATGGTATTGACACTCCTGAATCTCGAACTCGAGACAAAGTAGAAAAGAAGTTTGGTCTAGCCAGTAAAAAGTTTGTACAGGATATCCTAAAGAAAGGATCTGCGCAAACTTTGGTCACTGAAAAGCGTGGTGACGAGTCCAAAGGAAAGTTTGGTCGTATCCTTGGCAAGTTTAAAGTATACGATTCCAAAACTGATAGCTGGATGTTTCTCGGTGAGATAATGGTTCGCGATGGATACGCAGTTCCATACTCTGGCGGAAGCAAAGAAGAGATCCAACAACAACATCTTGCTAATCGCGAAAAGCTAATCAAGGAGGGCGTTGTCGAACTATGAGAACAACCATAGCTGCTTTGCTATGGTTAAGTTTGACAAGCTGCTCTACATTCAATCAAGTGCCAAGTGTTTCTGTGTCCATTGAGGACTTGGAAGGATTTGGTAATCCAGACATCGACGAGTGTCAGATTACTCTCGGTGGCGAAGTGCCAATGGTCCCTTGTGTAGTTGAAGTTAACTTAGAATGGGAGCTCAGAGGCACCGGACTATTATAAATAAACACGTAAGTATAATCTTTTGATTATATTCTGCTTTAACAATTTGTCTTTGACTGATCTAATATAATAGTGCAATGAATGATTGCGCTGGGCTCACTTTATATAAAGGATATGTCAATGGACAAATTAGATAAACCATTATTCCGTCTTCTGTTTGGTGTTGTTGTTTTCATTCTGTTCTTTTCTTTTGGTACTGCAGTATTCGCTCAAGAGGAAGCTGTCAATCCAAATCTTATCGAACAGAAAGTTGAAACGACTAGTACCGTTACTACCAACGGCA